TCTTTGACCCCCTTTAACGGCTTACCACAAGCTTGACAAACCTTAGCAGTCTCGCAATCCCGAGGCTCTTCGCACTGACAGTACTTGGCAGTCTCGGCATCCACCGGTATCTCACATTGACAAGTTTCTACTTCCAACATAATCATCTCCAACAATTCTTGCTGTTTATCCAGCCGCCTCAGAATTGTCGACGCATGATGATCTTCCACCATCGCTATCTCAGCCGAAATGAACGTTTCCATCTTCCGTACAAAACAACCGATTTGACGGTGTCCTTGCTTATCAAGACTATCGAGCATCTCCAACACTATGTCGTGGACTCCCTTACGAATCTGAGCCTCACGAATTCTGGCACGTTCCATAAACTCAGTCATCTCGAATTCTCCTTCCATACTCAGCTATCAGCAAAGCATCGGCAACGGCATGTGTCACCTTGATTGACGGGAACAGCTCCTGGGCCTTGGCCTTGTGGGCGTTCTTTTTGATCGTGTTGGTCGCAAATCCTTTTCCATACAACCCGAACACCCGCTGCCACTTGCCCGCAGATACCAACTCCAAAGGTACTTCGACACCGATCACTGCCATGACACAAAGACCTCGATTGTACTGCAACTTGGCGATGCCCTGGGAACCTCGTTGATTGGGAAGACTGCCAGTGGGATTCTCCACGTAAGCAAACGTATCGCCAGCAGCCCAACCACAACACTGCTCAACCAGATCCCACAAGTCACGCTCAGTTGCCGGCATCTTCCAAGCAGCAACTTCATACGGGGCGGTGTTGATAAGAACCAACCCTCCGGATTTGCCTGGATCGATACCAAGTATTTTCATCGCCATTTTCCTTTCAACGTCTTCATCCCAAGCTCCTCCATGATGATATCCCAATTCCTGGCCGTCACCTTGTCCTTCTTCAACTTGAACGTCTTGGTGCCCGGAAACGGCAGTGTGACCAATTTCAAGTTTCGTTTGATCTTGTTGTTCGACTTCACGATAGCCTGAAACGCTGCTGTCGTCGGCTTGAGGTTTCCAGAAAGAAACTTGATTGCCGTCTTCTCACCAACCCCCTTGACTCCTCGAACATTGTCCGAAGAGCAGCCAGCAATTGCTTTGACCATCGGCCACAGTGCAGGATCTGTTTTGTATTCTTCCCTGAATGATTCCTCTGTTACTGGTTTCTTCTTCCGTGGGTTCCAAAGAATGACACGTTGGCAAAGCAACTGAAACATGTCTCCGTCAGTGCTCACTACAATCGCCTCATCACCTTCTCCCAGCCCGAGACAAACAGATGCTATGATGTCGTCCGCCTCGTAATCATCCTGCCACAATACGTTTTTGAACCCCATGTCGGGAAGGTATCGGGTTCTCAACCGGTACAACTGACGGGTGACAGCCCTGCGAATTTCCCGTTTCTCATCGACGGATTCATCACGTTTTCTGATCTCCCGACGATTTCCCTTGTACTCCTGATAAATCTTCTTTCGAACACCATAACCCCGATCGAAGCAGAACACCACACCATCAACTGAATACAATTCTGTCAACTCCAACACATTCCGAAGGATGCCAAAGGCTGCACCAGTGCCGGCTCCCTCATAGCTCAAATCGCCGAATGCGTACACTGCCATGTAGGCAAGATTCGAAACATCCAGGGCCAACCAACGTCTTTCTGGCGAAATCCTATTCATAACGCTTTTTCCTCTCGACGGCGATAGCATTCTCAATTTGCTGCCAAACAACACCAACCAAATCACGGACATCCTCTTCCAGATCCTTGGCCTCAATAGTTCGAATCAGCTTTTCCCGCTTCATCACCATCGTGGGGCCGATGCCTGTGACTTTTATCCCTACCGGCGTGCCCTTATTCTTGTCGGCTGCCACCTTCTCCCAGATCTTCTCAGCTATCAGATAATCGACGCAACTGCCGATGTCGTCAATGCCAACAGATGTGTATATGGGAACCTCCACCTGCCTCTTGCGTCCCGTCAATCTATTCTTCTTCACGTCATATTTTACAGTGACGCCCAACTCGCGATCCTGCCCCTTGTAAGTCTTCTTCAAGGAACCCACAACTGAACTCCAAACCTCAACTGTGGCGTAGAATCTCAGTGCCCTGCCACCAGCTCGGGTCTTGGTCGAAAATGTTCTCGGGTTGATGTCGTCCCGAGTCTGGCTGATAACCACCAGTATGCTGCCCGTCTCTTCCAGCCGGCTCATCGTCCGGCGTATGGCGGTAGAGTTCATCTTGGCCTTTGACATCCCGTAGCTGCCCTTAGAATCCTTGCCCTTGGAGAACGCTTCTTTCCATTCGTTGAACTTGTCCTCGTCATCGAAGGTGTCGAGACAATCCATACTGTCGAGAATGCGTATGAAAGGTTTCTCCCCCTTGAAGTCATCATCGAGCCCAAAATAGAACTCCTCGATGTACGTGGAATTGACAATCTCCAAACGGTCGGCCATCTTCTTTCCGAAGAACTGGGCGATGTCCATCCGGGCACCCCGCTCAGCATCATCATATATCAACCTGTATCCGTCAAACGCTGGATTGTTTGCGGCCTCAGCCAGAATAGACATGGCAATCCATGTCTTGCCACTCATGGAGTCACCGACGAAATACATATAATCACCGGGCTCCAATGCCGCGTTGGGCTTTCCCGATATGGCAAGATTCAGAACAGTTGACCCAGAACTCAACACCGGTCTTGGCCTTGCCTTAGTTTTTTTTGTTTTCTTCTTTGCCATCGTTCGTCTTATATTGTTGATGTCTACCATAATTGAAAAACAGCTGGGGGTGGGGAAAAGGGGAAAACCCACCCCCAGCTCAGCAACCAGCCGGGCACTACACCCGGAGGCAACCTACCAATCGTTGTCCCACTCTTCCTCTTCCTCATCATCGGTGTCGCCGTCCTTGGACTTGCCCTTCTTCGGCTTGCCCTTCTTCGGCTTGCCCTTCTTCGGCTTGCCCTTCTTCTCGGGATTCTTCTTCTCGGGTTTGCCTTTCTTCGGCTTCTTCTTGGGCTTGACCTTCTCAACCTCATCACAACCGACACCCTTGAACTGGTCTCCTTCATCATCCACAAGCGTCAGGCTGGTGCCATCACCGGAGATACGAACGATCTCAACCGATCCACTCTCATAGGTGACAGTGTCGCCCTCTTCAAGCCCGGCATCCTCGGCCGTTAGGGGTTCATCGTCATCGGGATCGTCGTCCTCGGGATCGTCGTCCTCGGGATCATCTTCTTCGTCAAAAGGGACGTCGTCGTCGTCATCCTCATCTTCTTCTGGCTCCGGCTCCGGTTCCGGCTCCTTCTTGGGCTTGGACTTCGGCTTTGACTTACGACGCTTCGGCTTCTCATCGTCGTCGTCGTCGTCATCGGCCTCATCAGTCTGAAGGAACAGGGCCTTGAGCTTTTCATAAGGTGTTGCCACCAAAAGATCGTCGAGACAAGGAAGTCCATCACAATCCTCGGCGTCATACTGGTCGTGACGCTTCTTGAACTCGATGTCACTCGCCTCAACCCACTTGCCATGCTCCGATTGATCGAAGACAACTCGCAGTGTCAAGCCATCTTCGGGATCTGCGAAGAACTCATACTCATCCTCATCGTCGCCCGACTTGATCTTCTTGTCGAGCTGCTTGCCGAACAAGTGGTAGGAGAACTCCCAAATCAGCTTCTCGTCATCGTCGGCTCCAAGATCAACCGGCAACCACAGCTGCCTTTCCTTGGGAGCCAGATCCTTAATCATTCCTTCGTCAGAGTTCGGATCCTTCGCTAACTTCGCTCGGTACTCACAAACAGGGCAAGGCTGATTGAGCGTCTTGGCGGCACACAGATGCCACTCCTTGTTCGGACCAATGTCACGGTGAACCCAGAACGTCCGCTCGTAATGCAAATCACCTTCATCGGCGAAGGGGTTGCCCTTGCCTACTTTGTACGACCTGAAATCCAAGCGGTACTTCTTCGCCTTGACCGTCATAAACGAGTAACCATCGGGGACTTGAAGATAATTGCTGCCCCCGCCAACGGCATGGTCATCAACCCTTCTTTTGGCTGAAACCCTCTCCCGTCGTTTCTGTTTCTTCTTCTGTCGCGTCGCCATCTTGTTTCTCCTTGTTTATATGAAAAAGCTGTTGTCCTCTACACCAACCCCACGCTGCCATTTTCGCAGTCCAAATGACTGCAAAAGGGTATGCTAATACAAACACCACCATCACAATCACCCATACAATCACTGTTGCCGCTGTTGCCATATCAGTCACCGTTCTTCTTTCTTCGACCCTTCCGGCGAATGGACCTCTTCTCCACCTCTTCCATCACTTCACCCTTCGCCTTGGGTTCGCTGTAGTAGTCTCTGGTGCTCAACTCCACAAGTTTCTCCAGAGCCTTCTTTCGATGCTCCAAAGCACTCACGGCAGCCTCCAGAATGCCCACCTCTTCTCTGGCCTTGATGACGGCAGCCACTGCGTCCTTCACCAGCTTCTGCGACGTCACCGCAGAGGCAATGATAGTCTCGGTGACTTTCGGCAACTCATAAGCCTCCGGATCGCGACGGATCTCGATGTCGAATTCGGCCTTGATTACTTCGAGCCTGGCCTTGGCTTGTTCCCACACTGCCCGGGCCTCGACGACTGCCACGGCGTGCTGGTGGTAGAGCACAGGTTGCTCAACCCATTCCTCATCCAGCCGATGCTTGTCGATTTCGATTCTGAAAGGTTTCATGTCTTCCACCTCATTTCTTCTTCTTTAATCTTCGCATCAACCCAGTCCTTGGCCTTTTCAAAACTGGTGTCCAAACTAGCTTCATCATCCTGATCGCAGACCAATTCCAAAGCAACATCAACCTTTGCCGACTCATAGCTGCCCAAGTTGATAGTTCGCGACAAACCATAACGTATCTTCGCTTTCATCACGTTCTCCTTTCCTCCTGACCCTATTATACCAATTGCCATTTTCAACCATTCACAACTTCAAAGCACGCTGAAATGAGTCCCGCACGCTTGCTGTCATAAAAGTTGTCCTGAAAAGCCTCGATGATCCGAATTGCCCTGCCCGGGTTTCCACCCAGAGCAACGCTACTCATGTACGAAATGACCATCCACCGTATGCTTTCAGCCTGGCCATTCAAATCCTCGATGCCCTTGAGAACCTTGACCACTTGGCCCCACGACACACTCGAATTCATAAGCACCCGACAAAGTTCAATGGCCTCTGTCTCCGCCACAGAGCCTTTCACGGCATCCAACTGCTCATCCTCATCAAGACCAATCACCTGGTTGAGAATCACCAGAGCCTTGCGAGGGCTATTCTCGGACACCTCTACGATCTTGTCGAGAACTTCCTCCGAAACCTGTATCCCTTCAGCCTCACAAACACGGTTCAGCAGTTCTGACATTTCCTTGTTCTTGACTGGCTGGACCTTAATCTCTGTTGCCCTGGTGCGAATTGTCTTCAACAGCTTCTGCGGATCGGTTGTGGCAAACATAAAATACGCATGCTTCGGGGCACCATCCTCCAACTCCTTCAGGAAAGCACCCTGGGCATCTGGAGTAAGTTTATGAGCTTCGTCCACCAACCAGACACGAACCTTTCCACCCATTGGGGTGTAACCCATGTT